GAAATACAAAATATTGACTATCATTTTTCTCGTTAATCATAATATTATCAAAGTATTTGTCAACCTCTTTTTTTACTTCTGGATTCATGTTGTAAACTGTATTCTCAAAAGCCATTGCTGGTAATTTACTCCAGTTTCTAAACCACGCTTCATTCTCATTACAATAACCACTATGGTATATCTCATGCATGATACCATGGTCAACAGCACATAGTATATCTGGTGTAAAATCTCTATACAAAGCATTACAACCTATTATCTTACCATGTGGTCTTAACTTAATTAAATCTATTGGCGCTCTACTTTGGCCATTACCTATAAAAAATCCGTTCATCTTTTTTTCTTTATATGTTGATAATCCAAGTATTGACTACACCATTCATAAAATGCCTCATTGGTCGCAGGCCAAACACTTTTAAATATTTTATCTTTTCTATGTTCTCTATACTCTGCTCTTACTTCTTCTTCTGTTAGTTTTTTATCTTCAGCCATTTAATTTTACATTCATTTTTGTGACTTTCTTTTCTTCACCAATTGGTCCAGATATAAAATAGTTAGCACCAACTATATATCTGTCAAAATCACTTTCATTTGGAGTTGTCATGTGTTCTACATGACCTGGTAATATCACTATATCACCAGTCTTAACTTTACAAGTATAACTTGTGCAGTTAAATATATTTCTAATTGTTTTATAATTAAAATCTAAATTCCATTTTTGTCCAATAAAATTATCTCTCGTTGTAATAACTAAATCACCACTTTCACATCTAGCATAATAAACAATACTAAAAATATTATTCTTATGGTCATGTGGTGGGTGTGATTTACCTTTACTTGTTTTCGCAACCCAACTTTGTGTCATGTCAAAACCATTCTTCATACCTAATACTTCATCAACATAAAAATCTTTGTGTTTTGTAAATATAGATTTTAGAGTATCAAACTCATAGTCATCAAAAAATCTTTGTGAGTTAGATACAACAGATACATCTTTAGGGTCGCCATACCATTCTATTTTAGATAGTCTATCAAACTCTTTTGTATCCATTATATAATCTGTATGTGTGTGATATAACGGTGTTGAGAATAAAGGTATGATACTATTTTGGTTCATTAACAAAAATTTCTTTCATAATCAATTTACATTCTGTGGCATTAAAATTTATAAATGGTTTTAGTCTGGTAATCGTAGATGCGATTTCAGGCCACACAATTTTTTCTTTAATTTCCATATTCCAATTCTTAATATACGACAAGAAGTGTTCCATGACGACTGCAGTCTGCCAGCCAATCCTGGTTTGAATAAGTAGTCGTAAAATTCTAGGATGCTGACCTTTATCACTTCTAAAAGCATCATCAAAAGAAATGCCCCTAGCATGAAGGTCATCATTAATAGATACGCAATCAGCTCTAAAATGGTAGTTAAAGGCTTCTTTCCTTTTTCTATAAGCCAAGTAAACAGATCTACCATCATTCTCCAAAAGATTACCAATCCATCTCTTGCGATCTGCAAGAAAGTTAGCAACAAAGAAATCAAGTATATCAGCTTGTCCATATTTCGTACTCAGTTTGTGAAAGAAGTATCTATCTTTCCTTTTTGTAAAACTATCAAGTGATGCATTGACTTTACCACCATACTTAATATAGTCATAAGTTTTAGATGTAAAGTGTAATTTAACACCGAGATAAACTTTGTAAACATCAAACCCTCCATACATATTAAATTGGTAATATACCACCTTTTGGTGTACTTAACAATCTTAAATCAATTGCTTCTACTTGTATTTTTTCTTTTAATGATTTTGAAATTAGAGATGATACTGTGCCTGGGTCTATATCGTTTGTTTCACAATAATGTAATACAGCATCCATGTAAGATAACTTTTTTTCTTTTACAACTTTCTCAATCTCAAAACTAAACTCTTTACTGTTCATTAATCAATATCTAATCTTACTATATGTTTTCTTAATTCTTTTACAAAAAATTCAATCTTATCTATATAACCAATCATATCTTTATCGGTAATATATTTTGATTTCTCTTTTAATTTATCGTATTCTTTTAACGGAATTGTGACCGTACTTTGTTCGTTTTCGTAGGTCAAATCGTGGTCATGTGTATCTCTATCTATTGTATCTGACATATTCACTCCTCATAATATTATGTGGGCTACTTACGCTAGCTTTCACCCACACTGTTTAAACAAACCTATCTATTGTAGGTCTATTACTAATATACCATAATTATTTGGTTTTGTCAACCCTAGTTAGATCAAATGTGTGATATAAAATACATCTTTCTGTGCCACTTGGAACATCTATTACAGACATGCTCTCTGTAAAATCACTATTCATCATTATAGTCATCATATAGACTGCCATACCCGTTCCTTTCATACCCTCTCTACCTAAAGAGATGTAAACAGGTTTCATATCATAATGATCAGTGTATGCTTGAATAGCCTCTGGAGTACCACATAGTGCAGGCACATTTTGGAAATACACTTCCCCCTGCATCTGTGTTTCGTGGTCTGCGTTAACGGAAAAAGAAAACAGACCTAAAATTAAACCTATTAAAAATTTTTTCATTAAAGCCCTTTCTCGGATATTTGGGCATCTAATTAGTCTATTTGCTTACTTTATCTTTATTTTGCTCTTCGTAATATTTATAAAAGTCTTGTATGGCTGTGCCTAATTTGTCCACATATTCTTTCTTTTCTCGGACATATGATTGCACAGTACCATCTTCAGCCGCAAGTAAAATTACTATTTGATCTATGCTCTTACCGAATAACTCCTCATACATAATTGAATATGCTGTGGTTTGTAGGAAATAATTCTCAATCCAGTCTTCTTTTCTTTCCTTGTTAGCTGTTTTAAAATCTATTACGGACAATTTACCATTATATTCAGCGATACAGTCAACTTGACCAGCGATAGTAAGTTTCTTACTATACATAATTGTTTCTAAACAATGTATGTTATCTATTTGATCTAGGTATGGTTTTAGTAGTCTGAATAAACCTAGTGGTAATACATCTCTAATTGATGGTGTTTCGTTTTTAATATATTGTTCAACGAGTGTATGAGTTGCTTTACCTCTACGAGCAGCTCTACCCATTTCCCAATTCGCAACTTTCTCACCAATACTCTCACGCCATTTTTCAATACCCTCTTTTGAACGGATACTTAAAACAGTAGTTATTGATGGATATGCTTTACCGTCTATTGTATAGAAACGGAAACCGTCTATTTTTTTACCGACAGTTTTAGGTAATTTGTTTTTATCTATATCTAAAAAATTAAATTTCTTGGCCATTATATTTTCACTTTCATATTTGTATTATCATAATATATCATATTTTTGGCAATCTGTCAACGCTCAGATTGACCTGTATTTTATCATATGGTCTTTTAACTTATCAGGGTCGTTTCTTACTTCGTCCCTCTTACGCTTTCACTGTGGGTCATAAGACTCATAACAAGTCTTATTACTCTCGTTTTTGTATGCTCTCAATATTTGTTTACGATTCTCACCGTCATTACGATACGAGCAGTGTACCCAGCCGCTATTAGGTTCATCTACATTATGAAACTCCAAGATCATCTGGTCATATTCACAGTTCTCACTAATCCATTTTACTAACTCTGCGTTAGATATACCATGGATTTCAAAATCAGCCGCCTGGCCTTTCGCATGCTGTGAGTTCTTTGATGATCCTATTGCCTCACACAAATCAGGACTTCTATAGCCACTAGATACAGATACAACTTTACCATAATGATCTCTAACTTTTTGTAGCACATTTTCACATAATGCTTTTAAGTTATTCATATGGTCTTCACTAGGATTATTATTAATCCCTTTACGAGTTGCTGTCTGGCTCTTGGTCATCTCGTTTAAACTAAAATTATTGCTTAACTTCATTTGTTTCCTCTTGTAAGTTTTAATAAGTTCTCAATCTGTGTCTTAATGATTGGACCTCTATTTGGCCAATGAATATATGGCTCTTCACTTTTACTTAAATTATATAAAAATGGTAATACTATTTTCTCAATATCTTTAAATCTTTTTTCTATATCAGCATTACTTATTTCTTTTGTGATTGTGTCTTTCTCAGCAACAATTTGCATAATCTCATTCATCATAGATTTTATTGATGACACATCATTCTTAACTTTAGATATTTCTAAATTAGTTTGTTGTCCTAAATTCTCAATATCTTTTTTATCTATTGTAGGTTTAGACTCTTCTTTTGGTATAGAAGACACAGGCGTCATGCCCCAATCTTCTGTGATGTCAAAACCACGCATAAAATCAGGTATGTCTTTATCTGCCATTATTTTTTACCTCTTATTCTTCTTCTATTTTTTGCTAGAGCTTGTTCTGTTTTAATTTTCTTTGTACTTTTCTTACCATATCTAGCAGCAAGTGGACTGTTTGGGTGTGCTTCAGCAATTCTACTCAAATTATCTTTCCAACCTTGGTCAGATTTAAATGTACCCATGCCTTGTACACCTGATACTATATTTATGGGTTGTAGAACCTGCTTAATGTGTTTGTTTTTTGACAAATACTCTTCCATTTCAGATATGCTCATCATATCGTCCCATTGTTTTTTAGTTCTTTTGTTATAAAATGTGTATATTGGCATTATATAAAGTAATTTATATTAAGTATATATCTTCTATCTACATTGGTTGGTTTGATACTAGTATGTGGAATGCTACCTTTAAATATTAACATTCTATTTTCTTTTGATAAAACTTCTTTATACTTATCATTTATTTTTAACACGGTGCCACCATCACTATCAGTAAAATTAAATATTGCTGTCATGTTATTATCACCATAATCATTATGAAAAGTTAGATACCTTTCTTTTAAAAGATCGGTCAAAATTAAATTAGCTCTCGTTTGAATAACAGAGGTGGCATTTAATTTATGTAAGATAGGTATTATGATAGACTCAAAAAGGTTCTTATCGTTCTTAAAATTTTCATAAAAATTATAGGTAAAAAACCCTTTATCTTTTTTATGTTCTTGGTTTGTTGTACTACTTCTAAATCGCCATGGAAAATCATCATTTAAAATAATGTTTTTTAAATAATGATAATCTTTATCATCTAAAAAATTATCTATGATTTTATAGTCTTGTTCCATTAGTATGATTTATATACCACAAATACCAAAGCTAATACAAACATAATAATCAATATGTGATTACCTAAATTCCACGCACTTTTACCAACAGTATGTGGATTTTTAGGGTCTATTATATTTTTCATATTTTTGGTGACTTAAAGTATTTGTTAATCATTTCTAATTGATCATCATACTCAGCGATTACTTTTAATTCTTTCTCTACTGATTCCATAACATCTGGATGCTCACCAATCATCATAGAGTTTTTTAATGCAATCTCTACATTCATTCTGTGTTTTTCTATATGACCTTTAGCATGCTCTTCAATAGCTTCAATCATATTCTTTCTATTATACTCTGCCATAATTTACTCCTTATAATTGACATTAAATGCAAAGGTAATTCGTTCATAATCTTTTTCCTGTCTTTCAACACTATGTAGGGTCTCTGATGGAAATAAAATCATTTCACCTTTTTTACCTTTGTGTCTGTATTCAGTGAATACAGTATCGTCTTCGTTGTTTAAATATATCACTCCAGATATTTTACCAGAGTGAAAATGCCTAGGATTAAAATTACCTTGATAAGAATAATTAATCCAGACATCATAATTGTCAAAGTGGCCGTCCCATTTTGTCAAAAAGTAGTTTCTATGTCTGCCACCAAACAATTCAGCACAAGCTCTTAAAGTAAATGCTAACCACCAACTATCACTTACTAAATGAGATGGCACGCTACATTGATAAAAGTTTGTTTTAGTGCCAGTATTCTCATGTTCTTTTAGAGCTCGTAAAGGTGAGTTTTTAATCTTATCACACTCTACCTTCCAGTTCTCAATCTCTGCTATAACCTCATCTGGTAATTTAACTACATGAATTTTATTCATCTATTGGTTTACCAGCTCTTGGCCATCTCTCATCAGCAGTAGGAAATCTATCTTTAGGTTCTTCTTCTTCTTCTTCGTCCATTCTTCTTAATATCTGTTCTTCATTAAAACCCATCATCAATATGTCATGTGTAGAATAGTTATCCTCATTTAAACCATCTCTTAATATTTGTTTTTCTTTTTCTGTAAATTCTCTAATCATCATTTTGCTCTTTTACCTCTCTTGTATAGATATTCTGCCACCCGATAAATTCTATGTAAGTTAGTGACACTATCTTTCCAATGTTTTGCCATAAGAGGTTCAGCTATTCTTCTTATCGCTTTGTGTTCTTTAGATTGTTTTACACCTCTCTCAAATACAGCGCCACCAGATAATTTTTCTTCTTTTTCAAATTCGTCTATCATGTCCACTGCCAAGTATCTATTTCTTCTTTTTTCTTTCTTTTAAAACTACCTTTACCTTTTTTAGGTTTGACTACTTTACTTTTATACTTTGGTGTTCTTACTTCTTTAGCCACA